TGGTGGCGGAGGTGCTGGTGGTGCTAATGGTACTGCTGGCAGCACAACGTCATGGAACTCTGGTGCATCTACTGCTACTGGTGGTGGTGGTGGACAAGCAACAACTACGCCTACGTCCACTGGAGGAACGGGTGGTGGTACTGGTGGTGGCGCTGGTGGTACTGGTGGCGCAGGGGCAACAAGCACAACTACGCAAGGAACTGGTGGCGGTGGCGGTGGTGGTGCAGCAGGCCCAAATGGTGCTGGCGCTAATGGTGGTATAGGTTTTGCAAATGCAACATCAGCAAATATTGCTGGTGGTGGCGGTGGTGGCAATGGTGGTGGTTCTGCAGGTGGTAATGCCTCTTCAGCTACTGGTGGTACTGGTGGTAATAACTCAGCAAGTGTCGGTGGTGGTACAACTGATACTGGAGGCGCTGTAGGTGGCGGCAGTGGTGGTTTAATATCTGGTGTAACTATATCTGGTGGCAATGGCGTAGATATATTGGGTGTTGGCTCTGGTGGTGGTGGAGGCGGCGGAGCAAACTCTGTAGGATTTTCTACTGGTGGCCTATATGGCGCTGGTGGTGGTGGTGGTGGAGTAAACGCAGCCGGAACAAACCGTGCAGGCTCTGCGGGTGCGCAAGGCGCAATCATCATTGTCTACACGCCTTCAACTGGAGGAATTGTTACTGGTGCATCCAACATTTCAACTTCTGCAGTTTTAACTTCTGCCGGATCAATTACATATAGTGCGTCATCTGTAATTTCTTGTTCTGCTGTACTTTCTTCAATAGGCAGTAATTTATTTGAAGGAATTGCATCGGTATTTTGCAATGCGACAACAAGTGCATCTGGAGCAATAACATTAATCGGCAATGCTGGAATATCTTGCACTGCCATCACGCAAATTACTGCAACACGCACTACGTTTGCAGATTCATCTATTTCATGTAGTGCAGTATTTACATCTTCTGGATTGTTAGAAAAGATTGGATATGCAGATATAAATGGTGTAGCAACAGCAACAGCCACAGCATCTTATTTAATTGGTGGTGCTGCATCTGCTGAATGCTTTGCAACTGTAATACCGCTAGGAAATACAACATTCTCTGCTAGCTCCACGCTTTCTGGATTTGCAACATTGACTCCTAACGGGAGAATTGTTGGTGATGAATGGTCTACAGTTAGTCCAGGTTCAAATAATTGGACAGATGTTGGCGCTGGAAGCAATACTTGGACAAATGTTGATGCTGGAAGCAATACATGGATAGATGTTAATGCTGGAAGTAATACTTGGACTAAAGTTCAATCAGGTGAAAACACATGGCTACAACAAGGCTAACATTTAACGAATGGACTCCAGATAAACCTGGTGTTGCTGGAAACATGACGGATGTAATGAACGTATATCCAGTTGGATCTGGTTACGCTCCATTCCCGAACAAGGTTACTTTTGGCAATGCAGCGTCTGAAACGCTTTCATCTGTATTTGCTGGAAGAACACTTGGTACATCAACACTCTTTGCTGCAAGTGCTTCAAAGATTTATAAATTCGATCCTTCAACTCTGAATTTTTCAGACGTATCAAAGGTTGGCGGATATACAAATGCACCATACGATGTAGTGCAATTTGGCAATGTTTTGCTTGCATCTAATAATGCTGAAAAAATCCAAGCATGGACTGTTGGTTCATCTACTGCTTGGGCAGATGTATCTGCTACAGCACCAATAGCAAAATATATTACTGTTGTGCGTGATTTTGCAGTAACTGGACACCAGTCTAACAATACAAATCGCGTTCAATGGAGTGATATTAACGACGAAACCAGTTGGACATCATCGTCTACAAGCCAAGCTGATTTTCAAGACATTCCAGATGGAGGAGATATTATTGGATTAACTGGTGGTGAATTTGGATTGATTTTTCTGCAAAACTCAATTCACCGCATGAGTTACGTTGGAAGCCCGCTTTTCTTCCAATTTGATAATATTTCTCGTGGTGTTGGATGTTTTGCTAATGGATCAATAGCACAATATAAGCAAGTTTCGTTTTTCTTAGGCGAAAATGGTTTTTATATGTGTGACGGTCAGAATGTCACTGCAATTGGTGCTGAAAAAGTAGACAGATGGTTCTTCAATAATGTCGATATTCAGTCAATTGATGAAATGAGTTCGCAGATTGACCCACAGAGAAAGGTTGTCATTTGGAACTTCAAAAACGTGTCTGCTGGCTATTACCAACTAATGTTCCACTGGGAATTATCTAGGTGGAGTTATAGCAACATCAACATTACCAGTATTGGTGGCGCACTAACGGCTGGCGTTACGCTTGAACAGTTGGATAACTACGGAACTGTAGATTCGATTGATGTTAGTTTTGACTCTCGACAATGGTCTGGTGGAAAGTTCTTTATTGCGGGTACATTTGGATCAAATGTCGTAAGCATTGACGGCAGCAACCTTTCTGCAAGCCTGGTTACTGGCGATCTGCAACTAGATGGATTAAATAGCGTTGTAACGCTTGCTAGACCTATTATTGATGGTGGTAGTGCTAACGTATCTGTCGCCAGCAGGGTATTGCTTAACGCAGACATTTCCTTCGGTACTTCAGTATCAGCAGACTCCGAGAATCGAGTGTCATTGCGTTCTGCCGGAAAGTATCATCAAATTAAGGTAGAGCCGTCTGGCAACTGGGTTACTGCTGTTGGAGTCGATGTAGACCTATCTGGACAAGGCACAAGATGACAACATTTCGCACTGTTCAACCAGGCACTACAGACGTTCGTACTACGCACGAAGTTATCCGTGGGATCATGGATGGTAAGACCAATAACACTGGCACTCTGACTCTTGCTACTGGCAATGCAACGACCACTACTCTCTATGATGAGCGTATTGGTTATGACAGCAAGATACTGTTCGTGCCGATGTCTAGTGCTGCCTACGATGATGATGCTCCTTATGGCGCATTCCAAGATGACACAGACCAGACAATCACATCGACTACGACTGCGTATGCGATGAAACTTGGCATTACTGATTACACAAACGGTGTGTATATATCAAATACATCAAGAATCAATGTTAGGAACGCTGGAGTTTATAACCTTCAGTGGTCTGGACAATTTGAAAGCTCTGATACTTCAATTCACGATGCAAGTATCTGGCTGAGTAAAAATGGAACAAACATTGCAGGTTCAACTGGTTTTATTTCAGTTCCTAATAAACATGGTGGTGTTAATGGAACGATTATTGCAGGTTGGAATTACTTTGTTGATTTAGCTGCTAATGACTATATTGAGATTATGTGGTCAGCAACCAATACTGCAATAAGCATTCAGTATTATCCAGCAGGAACAAGCCCAACTCGTCCTACAACTGCATCTGTCATTGCGACTATGCAATATGTTGCTACTGCTGCAACATCAAACATTTATGCAAGCGCATTGCAACAAGGTAGTGCAACAATTAGTCACTGGGCTAACAATACTGCTAATAAAACTTATGGCTATGTGGTGATCGGGTAATGGACGTCAAATACATCAACAAAGATGAATTGAGAAGCTGGTGGTCTTGGGTTCGTAAGGGTTTGGATAAGGTTCTAAAGAAAACTCCAGAATCATGGATTCCAGAAGATTTGTATTGCGATTGCTACGAAGGTCGCTCTATGCTATGGGTAGCGATGCAGTATAATTACCCAATTGGATTTTTTGTTCTTCAGCCTAGTCAAACAAACATCCACATTTGGGTTTCGTATCTTGAAAAGCCAAGCCTAAAGAATCTTCATGAAGGCTTTGCTCATATAAAGGGAATCGCCAAGAATGGCGGTTGTCAGACTGTAACCTTCTCATCATTTAGAAAAGGTTGGTCTAAACGCGCTAAGGAACTTGGATTCACGGAGCGCACTTGGATATGTGAGGTGTAACATGGGTGGTGGCGGCGGCGGAAAGAGTACAACCAGTCAAAGAATTGATCCTGCTTTGCGTCCGTATGTGACGTATGGACTCAATGAGGCGCAACGTCTTTACCAATCTCAGACTCCTGAGTTCTATTCTGGCAAAACCTATGTCGGCCCATCTGAGGCCACTACTAGCGCAATCCAGTCTGCTACCAATCGTGCGATGCAAGGCAATCCGCTTCTGCCTGCTGCACAACGCCAGCAGCAAGCAGTAATTGGTGGTGATTACCTGACAGCTGGTAATCCTTACTTCCAAGCTGCACTGCAACCTGCTGCTCAGGCATCCACTCAAGAGTATTACGATGCTCTTCAAGGATTGAGTTCACGCGCATCTAGGGCTGGTCGCTATGGCTCTAATGCCATGGGCCAACAAGAAGGTCGAGCCGAGACTGCTCTGGCTAACGCTTTGACCAATCAAGCAGGCAAACTGGCATTTGAAAACTATGCGGCTGAACGTGGTCGCCAAGAAGCGGCTGTTACTCAAGCCCCGACGCTTGCTGCTGCTGACTACTTTGATATTAACCAATTGCTCAAGGCTGGCACTCTTGGTGAGCAATATCAAGGCAAGGCACTTGAAGATGCTATGGCTCGCTTTGACTTTGAGCAGAACAAGCCTTACGCAAAACTCTCTACGTTCCTCTCAAGCGTTTATGGTGCTCCTCAAGGTTCTGTTACTAGCACTTCTGGTGGCAAGATTGTTTGTACTGCTATGTGCAAGGCATACGGTTTTGGTTCGTTCCGTCAAAAGATTTGGCTGGAACATTCCAAGAATATGCATCCTGCATTCCAGATCGGTTATCACGCCATCTTCCTGCCTGTTGTTGAGTACGCCTACAGTGGAGAACTTACCAATGCCAAGGCATTTACCCGCAAGGTGGCCGAGCATATTGCACGCCATCGTACTGCTGATATTTGGAAGCGCAAGCGTGGCCGTTTTGATCTGCTTGGTACTGTTTATCGCGGAATCATCGAGCCTATCTGCTTTGCCGTAGGTATGCTGAAGATGTACCGACTGGAGGCCGCATAATGGGTGGCGAAATTCTTGTTGGTATGGCGCTTGGCGCTGGAACCTCTGCCCTTATGGGTGGAGATCCGCTAAAGGGTGCTGTGCTTGGTGGTGCTACTGGTGGAATCACAGGTGGTGGCGGTGTAGGCGGTCTGTTTGGTAGCAGTTCTGCTGCCTCAGGT